CGGGGATTAAGAGATTTCTCTCTTAATCGGTCTTTCGACCACTTAGTTTAACTACATAAGTTGGTAGATTGATCAATAAGGCGATTCCCACAAACAGGATGGTAATAAATACCAAGTCCTTGGTTTGATCGGTTACTCTGACCATCAAACTTCGCCTATCTGAAGAGCTAATTACAATCAACAATGAAACACTTAAAATTAATTAAATGATCAGTTGTTGAATCTGTAAAATCATCTGTTCAGAAAAGGGGTAGCTATGATAATGCAGGATTTATCTCAAAAAGATGAATCCCTCATTATTTTGTTATCCTATCTTGAGTTTTCTCACAAGATCGGAAAACAAGCCTAGAGTTATCGAAAAGAATCTTAAAATTATGAGACAAGAATGGTTCTACATTTCTTGTCAAATATTTAAAAGAATCTTATTTAATAACTCAGAAGTTTGTCTCAGGGATAAGGGTTGAACAACAAAATGTTCTTCCATTAAACCTGAAAGGTGGTCTACCACGAATTATACCAGGTTCTCTACGTAATGAAATACGTAAAGGCAATCCTAATGTAATTCGTATGGTTCTTACTTCACTTGCTGTATTTAGGATTATTAAATGTGATAGTCAACTTAAATTAAGTACAATTACAGACCCTTTTAAAGGGGTATCTGAAACTTTACCTGATTATGAGGTTGCTATCTCTTTAAGATCGTTATTTGGTCCTGTGAAAGATGTTAAATCTTTATCACAACCAAAATGACTTTTCCTAATGACAGCTGGGCCTAATTCTTCTCTTTCTTGAAAAGGTACTTGATTGGACATCAAGGCTTGATCAGAAAGCGGTAACTTTAATAATTTAATTGAATTTATTCAATCTTATTATGGAGTTACAAGTGATTTCTTATTCCAGTTACTAATGGAGAATTCTAGATTGATGAAATATCAATCTGATAAACCTTTAGTTCTAGGTAGATTATCACTAAAAGAAGAGGCAGCAGGTAAGATTCGAGTATTCGCCATTACTGATTCGGTTTCTCAAGCTGTCCTAAAACCTATTCATAAGTTCATCTTTGGATTATTAAAAAATATTCCACAAGATGGTACTTTTGATCAGGTTCTACCGTTGAAATATCTTTTAGATATGAAAGTTAAAGGAGAACTTGGTTCTTCCTTATTTCATTCTTATGATTTATCAGCGGCTACAGATAGATTACCTTTAAAATTTCAAGAACAATGTTTATCATTGTTATTTGGGGATTTAAAGTTAGGTTATCTGTGAGGACAACTTCTGAATAATCGAGATTGATCCTTAAAAGGAGTCAATTATCGTTATTCAGTTGGTCAACCTATGGGAGCATTAAGTTCTTGAGCAATGTTAGCATTATCACATCATGTGATTATACAAATCGCTGCTCAAAGAGTAGGTTTTAAATCTTTTAAAGCCTACGCATTATTAGGTGATGACATTGTCATCGCCAATGATGCAGTTGCTGCTTCCTACTATTCTCTTATGGTTAATACTTTAGGTGTTGATATTAATTTATCAAAATCTTTAGTATCACCTACTCATTTTGAGTATGCTAAGAGATTAGTTTCGGTTGAACATGAGCTTACTCCAATCGGTCCAAAGAATATCTTAATTTTATTGCGTTCTCCTACCGGAATTGTTTCCGTTTTAAGAGATGCAGTATTAAAAGGATATTCTCTTAATGAATCTTCTGTTACTACTCTAATATCTAAGTTTCCTATTTTTAGGAAAAGATCTACGAGTAAATTACAGTGATTACTTAAGGGACCTTTTGGTCTTGTTCCTACAGAGTCTAGTTTATCATCTCAAATGAGATTAGATATGACCTTGACTTCTGTTGCTTTTGATCTTATGATCTCAGCAATAAATCATGTTCTTTTCATAGATAATGAAAAGAAATGATTCAAGAATTTACAGAGTTATAATAACACTGTTCGTTCTTGGGAACATTTGAAGGAAACCCCTTTCATTACTGGTTGTTTAATATCTGAATCTCAGATATTCCTTCCTATGAGAGAAGTATTAATGAAAACTAATATTTCTATCATGGAGGATAAACCTGTTAAGAGATTAATCTTTAATGGGCCTTTAATCCATTTTGGATTTTATGCCGAAGGTTGAAAAGAAACTGTTATGAAATATATCAGTTCTCTCATCCATTCATCGGAAGTTGTTTTACCAACAACAGATCCGTTTAAAGATTTATCTCTTTCTATACCTATCCGTGAAACATCAAGAGCTGAAAAGTTCTTTAGAGATGTTCGTAAGGATTGAGTAGAGAGAATGAAAGTACCAAGATCTTCTTTCTAGATCGGACTTTTCTCAGATAGTCAGTTAAGTTAACTAATAACTTAAGGGACTAGATACTCTGTGCGATCCAACGATAATTCGTATCTTGGGTCATCTGTACTTATAATTTAACGTATTCCTTTTCATGGGAATAACCTTTCTTATAAGGTGATTATGGGTAACCTTGCTTGTAATGGGTGAGGTCCAGAATATAGTATCTAGACCGATTTGAAGTCATGAAAGGCTTCAAATCCCC